GGGCGAAAAAAAACCCCGTCTTTCGACGGGGCTTAGTCCTGCGTGGTTCAGTTACTCGCCGTCGAACTCGTCGAGGGCATCGATAACGAAAGCCACGAGTTCAGCGTATTGCTCACGATACTGCTCAACCGCTTGCCGTAAGCCTTGGCTGACTGACTCGGCAGGGCTATCCTTAACGATCGACAACTTAACGATCGATTTGGATTCGTTAGCCTTGCTGACCTTAGCACCCTTTTTAGCGGTGTTGCGGTAAGCGTTCATGCTAAACGGGACGCCGTCATTAACTGCCTTGCGGAAAGCCGTCGCATAATTCTTAACAGTCTGCTCAGATTTGCCAGCTTGAGACAATGTCTCAGTAAAACGAATCATTACAGCGTCGCCACTCTTAACAGTGCCGAGTGCCTTACCCTTGCGAGCAGTGCGGATTGCTTGGCAGTTCTTATCAATCTCGGCTTGTGCAGTGCCGACAGTGATAATGTTTTTAGCGGTATCAACTGCTAACTGCTCTTGTTTAGATAACTTAATTGTCATAGTAATTCTCCTAATTATGTCGTAAGCAGTATGCCCCGATCCATAAGTAATACTTTACTCTTATGTTATCGTTATGTCAATAGGGATTTGTCAAAACTTTTGAAATAATGTCGGACAGTATTTCGACCCCCAACCCCCCAAATTGGCGAGATGTTACTTACGCTCGCTCTGCTGCTGTAATGTGCACAAAGGATGTGTTCAAAATAAAAATGACCCCCACCCCTATTAGGGTTTTCCCTAGGTTTTGTTTCTCATTGTATACAAAACACCCCCCTTATGTTTATTTTGGGACTCCTACCCCCGGGGGGTATATAAATTTTTAAAGTAACATATATGTGCCATTAAATGGGTTAAAGTAACATTTATGGATCATATTTTGTCTATTGTTGCAGCGCAGCAATTATGTGATATACTACACATTATTTGAGGAGAAACCCATGAAATCAATCGTTACCATCAAAGACTTTATCGACCAGCAGTACGAGATGCAAAAGCGCCTTGCCGAAGTTACCGATAAAGCTGTCTCTACATACGTAGATTTGATGCCTAAAACCCCTACCCCTGCGGAAGTGCTTGATTCTGCTATAGAAGTTAACAAGGTGTATAGCAAGGCTATACAGGACGAGCTTGTAAACACAGCTAAAAAGTTCTACGCATTTAAGTAATTTTGAGTAAACTAGGTTTGGAAGGCTGGCTGGGCTAGAAGCTCACACCTGCTGAATCTAAACAATTAGCTGTCTAAAGTCTCACGACGCCTTCCATCACTATTTTCCTGGGGGCGTCATGAAATTTTATATACGTAAGGTTGATATAAGAGATTCAGCTAATGTCAACGTAATAATGTTTTTACAAAGAAAGATATTGCCAAGTGATAACGCCTATAAGCCTGACCACGGACATTGGTGGATTGCCTATGCTGAATGTGGAAAACCTGTTGGTTTTGGCGGGCTTGTCCGATCTATTCGTTTTAGCGATACTGGTTATTTATGTCGTGCTGGTGTTTTGGATGCGTTCACTGGTCATGGATTGCAAAAAAGACTTATCGAAGCACGAGTCCGAAAAGCAAAAGAACTAGGTTGGAATTGGGTCATCACTGATACAACGGATAACCCAGCAAGTGCCAATTCTTTGATTAATGCAGGATTCAAAACGTATACTCCCGGTGATCCATGGTCTTACAAACATGCTATCTACTGGAAGTACAAAGTAGACCAAACCGCATACAAACAGAAAAAACGGAAGAAGTCCTTGGCAACCGCTTGAAAAACAATATACAATTCGTTCATCGTTGCCACAAACCGCACGCATGCCAATTACTATTGAACCTGAATCAGGAATACCGTTCCCTTTCGACACAAACCCGGAAGAGATAGAACAGTTTCGAGAGCGAGCTAAAGCCGCAGTAGAGACTATCAAAGAAATTATTCACTTAGGCGGCGAAATAGAAATCACTGAAGATGACCGTGCTACAGCCAGAAGCGTAGCCACAGGGACCGCCCCACTTAAGGTCAACGAAAAGAATGCTGGTGCGTTAGTACACCTAGAGGCTATTCTTGCCGAATACGACCGCGACTTGTTAAACGTCTCCTCTCGCATGCGGTCTTACGTAACCAACAAGCTCCTGCTTGAAACGATCGACGAAGATGCCCGCATAAGGATCAAAGCCTTAGAGCTGCTGGGTAAGGTTACGTCCGTCGGTCTTTTCTCTGAGAACCTAAACGTAGAAGTTAAGCATCGCAAGATCGAGGATATCGATAGCGAGCTTAATGTTTTGCTAGAAAAATACCTTGGCGTTGCTGAAATAGTAGAAGAAGAGGATGAGTTAGAAGAAGTCATCAAGCAAAAGAGTCTGCTTGATATGGACGACAAAGAACTTGGACTAGAAGATGTTAAGCCCGAAGAAACTAGAACTCCTCCAGCAGAATAAGGACAAGCTGCCTCCTGAGATCAGAGCCAAGTTAGGTGCTCTGTTAGAGGAACGCGACGAGCTTGAGACCACCACACAAGCCCAAAAAGATTTCATGACCTACGTAAACTACGTATGGCCCAGCTTTATTCACGGTAAACATCATGTAAAAATGGCGAAAGCCTTTGAAAGGGTAGCAAATGGAGAAATTAAACGTCTTATTATTAACATGCCTCCTCGTCATACTAAGTCTGAATTTGCTTCTTACCTGCTTCCTGCGTGGTTCTTGGGACGCTTTCCTGGAAAGAAGATTATTCAGACATCTCACACAGCTGAGTTGGCAGTGGGTTTTGGACGTAAAGTCAGAAATCTTGTCGATAGTGACGTCTATAAAGACATATTTCCAGACGTTGCGCTACAGGCGGACTCTAAAGCTGCTGGTCGATGGGCGACCAACAAGGGCGGAGAGTATTTTGCTATCGGTGTTGGAGGCGCTGTTACGGGTAAAGGTGCGGATCTGCTCATTATTGACGACCCTCATTCGGAACAAGAAGCAACCATAGCCGAAACTAACCCCGAAGTCTACGATAAGACCTACGAATGGTACACATCTGGTCCTCGTCAGCGTCTGCAACCGGGCGGAGCTATCGTAGTTGTGATGACAAGGTGGTCAAAGAAGGACTTAACGGGTCAAGTTGTCAAAGCAGCAGCTCAAAGAAGCGGGGAAGACTGGGAAGTTATTGAATTTCCTGCACTTTTACCCTCTGGGAACCCACTTTGGCCTCAGTTTTGGTCAAAATTAGAGCTAGAAGCCCTAAAATCTGAACTTCCTAACTCAAAATGGATGGCTCAGTACCAACAACAACCTACTTCTGACGTAAATGCCATCATTAAACGGGAATGGTGGAGGACTTGGGAGAAAGATGAGCCCCCATATTGCGATTTTCTGATCCAAAGCTGGGATACAGCCTTCCTAAAGACACAACGTAGTGACTTTTCGGCTTGTACTACGTGGGGAGTGTTCTATCAACCCGACGATACCGGCAGAGATCAGGCAAATATCATCCTGCTAAACGCCGTTAAAGAACGTATGGAGTTCCCAGAGTTAAAAGAACGTGCTAGAGAGCAGTATGACGAGTGGGAACCAGACGCACTAATCGTTGAAGCTAAGGCTGCGGGTAGCCCCCTGATATTTGAGTTACGAGCGATGGGTATCCCCGTGCAAGAGTTTACGCCTAGTAAGGGTAATGATAAGATAGCAAGGTTGAACGCAGTAGCAGATATATTTGCAAGTGGTAGAGTATGGGTACCTAACACACATTGGGCGGAAGAACTTGTAGAAGAGGTAGCAAGCTTCCCTTCAGGCGAACATGACGACTTAGTAGACTCTATGACTCAGGCGTTATTGCGGTACAGAAAAGGCGGCTTCTTACGTTTGCCATCAGACGAAGAAGATGAAATTAAGCAATTTAAATCCAGACGGCATGCTGGGTATTACAACGTATAGGTACATTTATGTCTATTGAAAAAAGTTTATCACAAGCCCCGCAAGGCCTAACAGACCTAATCGCGTCCAGCGAACCAGCTCTAGAGATTGAGATCGAGGATCCAGAATCGGTCAAGATCGCGATGGATGGTATAGAGATCGAGATTGAGCCAAAAGAAGAATCGGACGACGACTTTAGCGCCAACTTAGCGGAGTACATTAGCGAGAAAGAACTTGTTGAGCTTGTTGGTGACTTGACAGACGCATTTAACGAAGACGTGTCGTCCCGCAAAGACTGGATACAAACTTACGTTGATGGTCTAGAACTCCTCGGCATGAAGATCGAAGAGAAGACAGAACCATGGGAAGGTGCCTGCGGCGTCTACCACCCAATACTAAGTGAGGCACTTGTTAAGTTCCAAGCTGAGACCATGATGTCAACGTTCCCTGCTTCGGGTCCCGTTAAGACCCAGATCATTGGTAAAGAAACACCCGAGAAAAAAGATGCGGCTGAGCGTGTTAAAGATGACATGAACTATCAGCTTATGGATGTGATGCAGGAGTATCGTCCAGAGCATGAGAGGATGTTGTGGGGCTTAGGTCTTGCAGGTAACGCGTTTAAGAAAGTGTATGTTGACCCAAGTTTAGATCGGCAAGTCAGTATGTTTGTGCCGGCGGAGGACATTGTGGTACCATACGGGGCTTCGTCCATCGAGCAAGCCGAGCGTGTCACACATGTGATGCGTAAAACGGAGAACGAGCTTCGGCGTCTCCAAGTCTCCGGGTTTTACCGGGACGTCGACCTTGGCACGCCAGATAATGTCATGGATGAGGTGGAGAAGAAGATTGCTGAGAAACTCGGCTTTCGTGCTTCTTCGGATGATCGCTATAAAGTTTTGGAAATGCACGTTGACTTGGACTTACCGGGTTACGAGCATAAAGATGAAGATGGAAAAGTCACAGGTATTGCACTGCCGTATGTTGTGACTATTGAGAAGGGCAGCAACACCGTCCTCTCGATCCGTCGTAATTGGGAGCCAGATGATGATACGCATCAAAAACGTCAGCACTTTGTTCACTACGGTTATGTACCCGGTTTTGGGTTCTATTGCTTTGGTCTTATTCATTTGGTCGGGGCTTTTGCTAAGTCAGGTACTTCCATCCTCCGCCAGCTCGTTGACGCTGGCTCACTTGCAAACTTGCCAGGTGGCTTTAAGGCCCGTGGACTGCGTGTTAAAGGCGACGACACCCCGATAAGCCCCGGTGAGTTCCGCGACGTAGACTTACCGTCCGGCGTTATCAAAGATAACATCATGACGCTCCCCTACAAGGAGCCAAGTCAAGTTCTTGCTGGTCTCTTAGGTACCATCATCGAAGAGGGACGTCGCTTTGCCTCGGCTGGCGATATGAAGATTAGCGACATGAGCGCCCAGTCTCCAGTTGGTACAACGCTAGCAATTCTTGAGCGTACGCTAAAAGTGATGAGCGCTATTCAGGCTCGCATTCACTATTCGATGAAGCAAGAGTTTAAGCTTCTTAAGGGCATTATTGCTGACTACACACCAGAGGAGTATAGCTATGAACCCGTGGAGGGATCGCCAAGAGCGAAGAAGGCTGACTACGACAATGTGGAAGTTATTCCTGTCTCGGACCCAAATGCGGCAACGATGGCGCAAAAGATTGTGCAGTACCAAGCAGTCTTACAACTCGCGCAGCAGGCTCCACAACTCTATAACTTACCCTTGCTACATCGACAAATGCTCGAAGTATTGGGGATCAAGAATGCGGCAAAACTTATTCCGATGCAAGAAGATCAAAAGCCAGCGGATCCAGTTACGGAGAACATGGATGCGATCCGTAGCAAGCCGTTAAAGGCGTTTATGTATCAGGATCATCAGGCGCATTTAACTGCACATACGGCGTTCATGCAAGATCCGTTTACTCAACAGATGCTTGAGCAAAACCCAGCAGGGCAGGCAATTACTGCGGCGATGCAAGCGCATATGGCAGAGCATTTTGCATTTAAGTATCGTCAACAGATTGAGCAACAACTTGGCGCACCACTCCCATACAGCGAAGAAACTCCTGACAAAGACAGAGAAGTTATTCCTCCGGAGTACGAGGTACAGATCTCTCGTTTGGTAGCACAAGCAGGTGTTCAGTTATTAACTATGGATCAGCAACAGCAAGCCAAGGCACAAGCCCAGCAGCAAGCTGAAGATCCGATCATTCAGATGCAGCAACAAGAGCTTGCACTGAAGGGTCAAGAAGTACAACGCAAAGCGCAAAAAGACCAGATTGATGCGCAGTTGAAGAGCCGTCAGCTTGACATTGAGGAGCAACGCATTGCTTCTAATGA